CATATACGAGAGTATATAATGGATGGAGATACTGGAAATTGGTACCCAACCAAATCTGGTTTCTCCTTTCATGCAGATGAAGTTTCTTCTTTAGTACCTTTATTACAAGATGCTACAGAAGCTGTTGCAAAACAATATGAATACTCAACACAATTAGAATTAGACCTGGAGAACGAATGAGTGTAAAAACTTGGAGAGAAGAACAAGAAGCTGAATTAATAAATTTATACACAGAAGAAGGCCAAAAAGATGTTCATGAATTAGCTGATCATTTTAATAAAGGCTACAGAAGTGTAATAAGTAAGCTTGTTCAATTAAAAATATATGATAAGCCGGATAATGATACAAATCAAAAACCACTAACAGTCAAAACAATACTGAGAGAACTGGAAGATATACTTGATTTTGAGATAGACGGTACAAACCTTAATAAAAAAGAGAACCTTACAAAGCTACTTGAGGCTTTGAAAACTAAATACAATATAGAGGATTAATATGTATATAGAACCTGCGTGTGATTATTGCGGTATGTCTGATAAAAATAGATGTAAAACCTTTGCGAACGCTAGCCACTGTATTGAATATAAAGAAAAAGAGAATATTCGTAAATCAGTAGAGTTAACCCTAAAGCACATAACTACAGAATCAGTAAGTAAAAAAGCTACTAGAGAAGCAATAGATCAAGCTTACACTAACTTAGTACCTTTAGAAGCTATAGCAGCAGCTGCTACATCATTTGAATATGGTGCTAAGAAATACGCTCCTAGAAATTGGGAAAGAGGCTTACCTTGGCAAACTATGATAAATAGCCTAAAAAGACATATTGAAGACTTTGAAAGAGGTAGTGATATTGACGATGGATCTAAAGGGTCTGACTTACCAGAAGTAGCTATGATTATGGCTAGTGCTTGTATGCTTTGTGCTTCTGTTATTAGAAACATAGGCGAAGATGATCGAGTAAAGGTTCTTGACGATGCTTTATCTGCTAAAGAATGCACTGACTGGATAAATACACATTTAGACAAGAGCAGGCCGGTTTAAATTAATTTTAAACTTTACTAATGCTTATTTTATTAGTAATATAATAATATGACATATAACGAATTAAAACAGCTAGTGCAACATCACTCTAACTTGTATTATAATTTGTCAGCACCCGTTATTTCGGATGCTGAGTTTGATGAGCTATATGATAAGCTTGAAGTGGTTGAGAAAAACCAAGGTTGGACCGCTTTTGACTCGCCCACTGCTAAAATTGGTGGTAAGGCTGGCAAAGTTACTCACCCTATACAACTATATTCCCTTAAAAAAGTATATGATCCTGAAGAAGTAGACTCTGATTTCAAAGTCTGCACGCCTAAAATTGACGGCACTAATCTTACGCTAATCTATACAAGGGGCAGGTTACGTCTTGCTTTAACTCGTGGAAACGGTGAAGCAGGAGATAACGTAACTCACTTAGTATCTGGAATTGATAACATTCCTCAGTCTCTTAACACAGACTATGAGCAAATTATCATTAACGGTGAGTGTGTAACTAATAATGATGTAGATAACTTTAGAAACTATGTCAGCGGTGCTTTAGGCTTAAAATCTGTAAAAGAATTTAAGACTAGAAACATTAAATTTGTAGCACATGATTGGTTAGGTGTACAACTTAATTATACTAAACGTATGGAATTAGTTAAACAGTATGGATTTACTACTGTTTTTGATGAACACGTAAACGATTATCCTCATGATGGTTTAGTATATCGCATGGATAACTATAATGATTGTATGCGTCTAGGTTATACTTCTAAATACCCTAAATTTGCCGTAGCACTTAAACCGCGCGGAGAATCTACTGCTATTGCTGTACTACAAGATGTTCAGTGGGAAGTAGGTAGAACAGGTATGGTAAGTCCAGTAGGTATTATTACTCCTGTAGTATTAGATGATGCTACAATTACTAGAGTAACTTTACACAATATCGGCATCATTGAGCAGCATAATCTAGGCTTAGGAGATTCAGTAGTTATTGAAAGAGCCGGTGGAGTAATCCCTAAGTTTATTGAAGTAAAAGAACATTCTAAGCATAATATTAAGATTAGTATTAAAGATGCTGAAAAAGCAATAAATCAAGAACTAACACGTAACGGTCCTAGACTGTACGTATTAGATAAGAAAAATATAAAGAACACAAAACTAATAGAATACTTCGTTAAAACAATGGAGATTAAAGGCTTAGGACCAGCTAGTATTAAGAAAACAGGTATCTTAACTCCTACAGAATTGTACGAGTTTGATAACTGGGATATTTTAGGTGCTAACGGTGCTAAGGTACAAGAAGAAGTAGAACGCTCTAAAAACAAGCCTTATAGTCAGGTTTTGGGCGCTTTAGGTATTCCAGGAGTAGGAAGAAATACTGCTAGAATAATCACGGCTAAGATTCCTAAATTTGATAATCTAAAAGATATTCAGTTTGAGGAAATTAAAAGTATTGGTTCTGCGACTATAGAATCTGTACTAGATTGGCTGTCTTATAATAAAGAATGGGTAGAAAAACTACCCCTACCTTTAGAAGAAGTAGTTGATATTGAACGACACATACCTGCTAAAGAACTTAAAAAGGTGTGTATAACTGGTAAGCTAGATATGACTCGTAATGATTTACAAGAAGTATTAGAAGCTGAAGGTTATAAAGTCGTTACTACTGTAACTAAAGACTGCTACGCTTTAATAAACGGAGGGGATACAAGTTCCTCAAAGTATAAGAAAGCTATACAGAACAAAACTAAAATTATAGATTACTGGCAAAATAAGGCGTCAATACTAAAAGGTCAAATTTAACAATAAATTAAAACACAGCAATGAACCAAAAATATACAAATTATCATTGCTTAATATTGAACTTTTAGTTATTATCTATATATCGACAAGAGAAATGAGTCTCTTGTAATTTTATTAAAAAATAACACAAACCCGAAAGGACATTAAATGTCAAAATATGACTACACCGACGAAATGGTAGCACGCATGGAAGAAGTTGCTACGCCTGGACTAACTGAAGCATTAATCGAGGGACTGATGGCTGAGTTTGAATTTCCACGCCGTTCTGTAACAGCTAAGCTGCGCAAACTTGGTTTCGACGTACCTAAAAAGCCTGGCGCTGCTCCAATCTTCTCTGCATCCGAGACAGAAACACTTGGAACATTCCTTAATGATAACTCTGGCACGCTAACAGCAGAAGAAGTTGCTTCGCACTTCTCTTCTGAGTGGGGTCGTGAAGTATCTGCTCGTCAGATTAATGGTAAGGCTCTTTCAATGGAACTTACTGGAACAATTAAGCCGGCTGAGAAAAAAGTTACTCCACGTAGCTATACTGAAGCAGAAGAAGCAACAATCGAAGGAATGGTCTCTGACAATAAATTCCTAGAAGAAATCGCAGATGCAATGGGCCGTCCGGTCAATTCAATTCGCGGCAAGTTGCTTTCTATGGGTCTTAAAGCGCCACAGCGTGATAAGAAAGCTACTAAAACTGATGCTTACGAAGGTATCGAAGATATGCTTGACAAAACAGTTGAAGAAATTGCAACCGAGTTCGACAAAACTGTACGCGGTGTTAAAACTGTGCTTACACGTCGTGGTCTTACTTGTAAGGACTATGCTCCAAAAGCACAAGCAGAGTAATTATCTTACTCTGTTAAGAAGAACAATAGGGCAGCCTTCGGGTTGCCCTTTAGTCGTTAGGAGTACAAAATGAAAGAACAAATAGAACTAAAGTATATTGAAGATTCAACATTAGATACTGTGTTGTCTCTATCAGAACAAAGTAAATTAAGTTACTTTATGTCATTAGCAGATAAATTCTATCCTGATGTTAATAAAGAAACTAAAGAATATGCAGACTTAGTAGAATCTTATTATAGTAGTTTCTATGTAGAAAAACTATTCAGAACAAATGCCTTCTTCAATGAAAAATTTATAATTTCCTATACTAAAACTGGATTAATTAGAGGTATTACTAATAGTATTTTTTACTTAGGGGATAACCTGCAAATCCATTAATATTTTGCTTGCATATTGTCTATAAAAATGTTAAATTTATTTAAACATAGAGGTATATAATGGCAAAAGTCACGCAAGAAATTCCAGAAGCTAAGATTAGACAAGTTATTTGGATGCGTAAGGTAGGCAAGACTAAAAAAGCATGTTGCGAACATTTAGGAATAGCTTATAACACTAAAAGATTAGACAGTATAATCCAAGACCTTCACGACCGTGAAGAACGAGAAAAGCGGCTTAAAAAAGAAGCGCGCAATAAGATATTTACCGATCTTGAAAAGAAAATTATAGCTAGAGCTTATCTTAATGGTGAGACACAAAGTGCTTTAGCTAAACAACATTTCATTTCTCCACAAAAAATTAAGAAAATGTTAATTGATACCAATACTCCTATTAGGGGTAGAGGTAAAAACTCGCAAGCAACGGTTGACCATATCGTTCAAGATTTAGAAGTTAAATTTTCTAGAAATGATAAAGTATTTATTGCTAAACATAACTGTTTTGGCATAATTGATCACGTATACGACGAAGATTATATTGATTACTTAGAAGAGGGTAAGCAGAGATATGTAGAGACTTATGCCTTTAAACCTGATAGATTAGGTAAGGCTGGTAACTATTTTGAACCTACTGAGGGTATTCACTATGAGATATTCTGGATATTGAATGACGGAAGTCAGATGAAAATGAAAGCCATGCAAAAGCTTCGCAACGATATTATGAAAAAACTAGAAGAAACCGGCAGAGAGTATTACAGGGTGTGGAGAGACGACGACCATAAATGTTTTATGTACCTACTTAGAGATCAGATGTACCCAGTAAAGGCGGCTTAATGGCAATTGACTTACAGAAATTAGCACTGCGTAGACTTTTAGATACGCAGAGCAACGAACTATACTCTAGAACTTTAGGATATTATTTTACAGGAATTAATAGTAAAGTTTATGACAAAATAAGGTCATATTACAAAGCTAACACAGCTCTTCCTGCAAAGGAGGAGCTGCTATCGCTGCGTAAAGACTTTGCACTACAAGAATATATTGAAAATCAAATATTTGCTGATGATAATAGTTGTGATACTCTTAATAATGAGTTTTTGATTGCACAACTTCAAGATTACTATATCAGAGACGAAACTATCAATTTTATGGATAGTATGTTAGATGAACTTGACAATCTAGAAAAAGTTGAAATTGTAGACAGCTTCCAAAATCACTTATTACATTTAAACAAAGCAATACCGCACGACGACGAACTATATGATGTTGGTTTATTAGATTTCTTTCCTAACGAAGATGACTTCAAAATCTATCCTTCAGGTCTTTCTAACGAATTTGACGCTGTTAATGGTGGTTTTGCCGAACAAGAGTTAATTCTATTAGGCGGTAGAAGAGGCTCTGGTAAGTCAATTATATCTCTTAACTTAGCTATTAATAGATTCTTACAGGGTAACACTGTAGCTTTTTTTACTATTGAAATGCGATATAAAGAAGTTTATGATAGAGTATTGTCTATTATTTCGGGAGTACCTTTTCTAGATATTTTTAGAAACAGACTGTCTGTAGACCAAAAGCTACGCCTAGTTAGTGCTAAATTTGATACGTTTTATAAACCAACAGATAAAGCTACCAATCTTATTGCAGAACTTATTAAAACTAAAGATTTTAAGACTTTTGAAGCTAGAGTAAAAATTGAAGAACCACCCCTAAAAGATCATAGACTTTTTCTTATTGATGATGAATCTCTAACACTAAACAGAATTGACCATTACTGTAATATGTTTAGTCATAAATACCCTAACTTTAATATGGGTGTAGTTGATTATATTAACATTGTTAAACACGATGACCAAAAAGATTGGAAGACTCAGATTACTATTGCTGATAACTTAAAATCTCTATCTAGAAAGTATAATCTTACTATGATTTCTCCTTACCAGATTGATGCATCAGGTGAAGCAAGATTCGCTAAAGGTATTCTTGATAGCGCTGACAGAAGTTTTAACTTCTTTCCACCAGCAGAAACTGATGATAGAAGTGTAGAAGATAAGATTACAATTCATACTACAAAAATGCGTAACGGTAAGCATATGAGTTTCGACGTGCATATGGATTGGAGTTGTGTTAAAATTAACCCTAATATGAGTGAAGTAATAAATGAAAAACCTCACAACGCGGCTAAGTTTGGTACAGATAATGAAAAACAAGGACCGAGAGACATATAATGTTTTTTAAAAGCAAAGAGCGGGTAGAACAAGAACTACGAACAGAAATTGCTAACGCAGATAAACAACGTGGTATAGTGGTAGCCTTAGACATATTGCAAGTTTATCAAGGGCCTATGTATAATGCACTAATAAACAGGGGGCGAAAAGTAGTAGAAGATGAATGACTTAACAGAATTACTAGATAAACGTGGCATAGAGTATAAGAAAACAAATAACCCTAATGAAGTTCTAATTTCTTGTACTAGTGGAGAGCATGAAGATGGTAGCCCTAGTTTATCATATAACTTAGAAAAGAACATATTCAACTGCTGGAGTTGTGGTTTTAGTGGTGGTCAAATGAAATTCTTAGCGTCTATAGGAGAAATAACTCCTATTGATGTTAGCAGTAAACAACCTTATAGAATTGCTAAACTAAAAGAAAAACTAAGGCAAGTAGTAGAAGTTAATGACGTTAAGCTACCTGACGATAGAAAAATATATAACGAAGCTTTTAGAGGGATTGAGCCAGAAACTCTAAGAAAATTCGGCGCTTTTACTACAGATACTATGGGCTTAACAGACTATTTATGTATTCCTGTTTATCAACATAATAAACTTAAATTCATAGAAGGCAGGTTGTTAAGAGATTTGTATGACGAACCTAAGTACTGTAGAAAACCCGCAAACGCTAAAGTAAAAGATTGCTTATTTCCGCTAGATAAAATACGAAATACTAATTATATTATATTAGTAGAAGGCTTATTTGACGCAATTAATATGTGGCAGCTAGGCTTTGATAATACTTTATGTATCTTTGGTACTGGTAACTTTAGCCTAGAAAAACTAAATCTATTAGATAGTAGAGGTATTACCCACGTAGACATCATGATGGATTCTGATGCATCTGGTAGCAAAGCTGCAATTAAAATAGCAGATAGTTTGGATAAACGTAATATTTATGCTAGAATAATTAAACTACCTCCTGGTATTGATCCCGGAGAATTAACTAAACCACAAGCAGAAGCCTTGTTAAAAAACTCTAAAGGAGTATAAAAACTATGAGTGATGTATGTTTCCTATTTGCTAGTACAGCAGAACAGAACCCAGAAAAGACTATTAATAAATACTTAAAAGATGTAGAATACGATGTTCTATATCTGAGTAGCTCACCTAAAGATAAAATACTAAAGAAAGATATTGATCTTGATTTAGATGTTCTTAAAGATTACAGAATTGTATGCCCTATTGGTGCCGAACCGTTAAAATATGGTGTAGGCATGACAGGTGTGCAAAAGTATAACGGTATTTTTATTGAAAAGAAATACCTACCAATTATGCACCCTAACATCACACTTATTAAGCCGCAGTTAGAAGATGATATTAAACGCGCGTTTAATAAGATTCCTCAATTATTAAGCGGTAAAGAAGCTACCGAGCAGCATGAAAAAGATTATTGTTTTATTGAAACAGTTGAAGATTTCAATAAGTATAAATCTGAAATAGACGCAGCTAAAGTTATTGTTGCAGATATTGAAACTACAAGTGTAACTCCGCGTACTGGTAATATTTTAGGTATTGCTATATCAACAAAGCCACACCAAGGTTTATACTATTCTAGAACTATTGTAGATAAGTATACTGATTGGTTTGCGAGTATCTTTAAGACTAAAAAAGTAATATGCCATAATGCAAAGTTTGACGTAGGTTATATGCGTTATGAAATGGGGTACGAGTTTCCTGATTTTGAAGACACTATGTTATTGCATTACTGCCTAGAAGAGTCTGTAGGTACGCACGGCTTAAAACCATTAGCATTGCGTTTTACAGACCTTGGTGATTACGAACGAGACTTAGACGAGTACAAAAAAACATGGGCTAGACAAAATAAAGTTAAGCTTGCTGACTTTAATTATGGTATGCTGCCTGATGAAATTCTAGCCCCATACGCTTGTAAAGACGCGGATGCTACCTTCCAATTATATGACAAATTTATGCCTCTCGTACAAAAAAGCGAAGAGTTTAGTAAGCTATATAGTAGTATTCTTATGGCAGGTACTAGAGCATTAATTAAGTTAGAAAATAACGGTGGACCAATTAATAGAGATCAAGTAGAATGGTTAGCAGAACAATACCAAATTGACGTAGAAGAATGTAAAGCTGAGATTGCTTATCATCCAGCTATTGAACGATTTGAACGTATTAACGGAAAATCTTTTAACCCTAACTCTACTTTTCAGCTTAGAGAAGTATTCTTTAATATAATGAATATCAAACCTACTAAGAAAACAGCTACTGGTGCTTACTCTGTAGATAAAGAAGTTCTTAAAGAAATGGGAAATCCATTATCTGAAGCAGTTTTAGAACTACGAGAAAAATCTAAAATGGCAGGTACTTATATTAATAATATTCGTAAAGGTATTGACAAAGATGATAGACTAAGAAGTGGTTTCAACATTCATGGTACTACTTCTGGTCGCCTAAGTTCTAGTGGTACTTTAAACTACCAGAATATCCCAAGAGATAATAAAGATATTAAAAAGTTGTTTAAAGCTAGACCTGGTTTTAAAATTGTACAGTGCGACCTCGGTACTGCTGAAGTTTACTATGCTGCAAAACTAAGCGGAGATAAATTTCTGCAACAAGCTTTCATTGACAGACTTGATTTCCACTCGTATGTTGCAAAACAGATGTTCAATCTTACTTGCGAAGTTGAAGAAGTTAAATCTTTATTTCCTGCGTATCGTCAGTATGCTAAAGCTATTACTTTCGGAATTATGTACCAAGCGGGACCAGCCAAGATTGCTGAAACAGTTAATAAAGATGCTAAAGCTGGCGAAGAAATTAGTATCGCGCAGGCAAAACAGTTTATTAATAAGTACTTTAGCGAAGCAAAAGCTCTAAAGAAATTTATTGATAGCTCTAACAGGCAGATTGAAAACTATGCGTATATTTATGCTTTCTTTGGTAGAAAACGTAGATTGCCAGAAGCCAAAGCGCCTAACCCAGGCGTAGCCAAGCACGCTATTCGTTCTGGTGTTAACTTCTTAGTACAGTCTGTAGCTTCTGACATTAACATTCTTGGTCTTATTGACCTTATGGATTGGATTGACAAGAAAAACTATAACGATGTTATTTTACCTTTTACAGTTGTGCATGACTCTATTGTTTCAGAAGTTAAAGAAGAGTACATCGAAGAATATATTACTAACACTAAAGAAATGATTCAAAGAGACAGAGGCTTATCTATTGATAACTGTCCTATTAATGTAGACTTTGAAGTAGGCGATAGTTGGGGTAATTTAACTGACTTGTTTGATTTACAAAAAGAAGGCTTATATCTCAAAATTTGACGGCATAACTTATCCATTTTTTGCACTAAGAAAATCTCCGCTAAAGGTTGTATTTGGTATTAACACTATTAAAATACATGTCCTTGGCGGGGACATTAAACTTGTGGATGATAAAAGGTATGAAGGCTCTTATTTTAATAGACTACTAGCAATAGACGGTAGGCTACATTTTGACTATACTTGTAGAAACTTACAAGACGTAATATTTACAAAAGTAGCGTGGGGTATGGATGCTAACGCAGTACCTCATAAACTAACTAAGCGAAGCTATACTAAAGCAGAAATGCGTAAGGTAATAAAATTTGAAGATAATCTAGCTTGGATTGAGAAAATATCCTATCCTTTCGAGATACCGACTACAGAAGAAATAATCATAGATGATTGTGTATATGCTAAGATGATAAAAGTAAAAGGAGAGTGGTTTTTACGTAACTTTAGTTACGATAACGATCCTACTTTAAAAGAGATAATGATATGAGAAAAGCAACTGTTAATAAAATAATAATAAAAGACAGAATATATATAAAAAAGACAGATGTTCACGACTCACAACATTTAGAATCTTTATACACATATTTCAACGGTACAGAACATATTCGTTCGTGGGAAGATGACGATACTTACTACTATCTCCCTTCTAACTCTTATTATAAGCTAGAATGGGAAACAATAGTAGACGAACGTCAGTTCGAGCATTTAGATTATAAAATAAGATTTGCAGGAAAACTAAGGCAAGAACAGCAAGAAGCTGTAGACAAATTATTCTTAGAAGATGGTAGGGCTAGAAGTGGGCTTCTGCAGGCAAAACCCGGTTGGGGTAAGTGTAAGCCTGAATCTTCTCAAATACTTACAGATAAAGGTTTATTATCTTTAGCTGAATTATCTAGTGAGTATAAAAATACTAAGATTATTAATAACAAAGGTATTTTTTCTATTAATAATTATTATTATAACGGAACAAAAGAAGTTTTTGAGGTAGAAACTCAATTAGGTAATAGAATAACAGGAACTGCAAATCATCCTATATTAACCTGGGATAGTGAAAAACTAAAAACGGAATTTAAACTAATAAAAGATCTGCAGGTATCCGATAACGTACTTGGAATGTTAAATACTAATATGTTTGGCAAAGAAGAGATAGAAGATCCTTATCTAATAGGTATGCTTATAGGAGACGGCTCCTTAACGGTAAAAAATAGAATAGGTTTTGCGAGTGCTGATATAGAGTTACAAGAGTATTTTATTAAAAAATTCCCAAAAGCTAGATTAGTTCATAAAAATAACCATATAGAATACTATATAAATAACGAAAAATATTATAATCAATATGTAAAATTTTTTAATATTGACTGTAAATCTATAGTAAAACCTATATGTAGTAAAATTAGAAAATTAACAAAAGAACAAACTATTTTACTACTAAAAGGATTATTTGACACTGATGGTTGCGCTAATAACGATGGAACAGTAGAATTCTGCTCATCTTCAAAAGAAATAGCATTTTATGTATTTTATCAGTTAATTAACTTAGGTATTTTGGGACGTGTAAAACAGAAAAAAACAAACAAAGCAGATACTTATATAATAGACATCAATTCTAAATTCTTTTGTGAGAAATTTTATAGGATAATAGGTTTCAATATTAAGAGAAAGCAAATTCGTAAAGAAATAATTTTACAAAAAAATAATGGAACATTACTAACGGGTACAATACCTAATTTAAATAAGCTACTAAAATCTGATTTTAATGCTTTTTATAAAAATAAAGGCATGTCAGCATTGTTTAGGGTTGATAGAAATCTTACATTACAACGATCAGAAAGCATAACTAATACGCTTTTAGATAAAAAAATTCCTATACTAGGAGTACTAAAAGATTATAATAATATGTATTCTTCTAAAGTTGTTAAAATAACAAAGTTACCTGAGCAAAAAACAGCAGATATTTCTATATTAGATGATTCTCACAGTTATATATCTGAAGGGGTTATAAACCATAATACTTTTGCGGCAGCTAACTTAATAGCTAGAAATAATACAAAAACACTCATACTAGTACATACAAAATTACTATTTAGGCAGTGGTTAGAAGAACTTAAACAACAGTTGCCAGATAGTATTATTGGTAAAGTAGGTGACGGGTTATTTCAGATAGAAGATATAACAGTAGCTATTTACAAAACAGCATTTAATAAAATAGATAGCCTACGAAACGAGTTTAGTACGTTAATAGTTGATGAGGCACATAAATGCCCAGCTGCAATGTTTTCTGCTGTAGTAAATAACGTAAATGCTAAAGTTAAGATAGCACTAACGGCGACTCCTAGAAGAAAAGACGGTAAGCATGTTTTCTTACCTGATTACTTTTCTACTTTTTTAGTTACTGCCATAGACTCAAGATTATTAGCTAAACCTAAAGTTAAAATACATCAGACTGATTTTAGATTTGTAGTTATTGACCCTAAACGAGATTGGGCTAGAGCACTAAATAAGCTTTGTAGTGACCAAAAATACTTACAACATATAGCAGAAATAGCTACGTTATATATAAAACAAGGCCGTTGCCCTTTAATAATCGGGGAACGAGTACAAATGCTAAGAGACTTGGAAGGTATGATAGCTTCTAGTGTTTGTCTGATAGGTGGGACTAGCGACGAAGCTAGAAAAGATATACTTAATAACGTAGGCGGTAAGTACAAAGCGGTACTAACTACTAAGTTGTTTGATGAAGGCATTAGTTGTCATAGATTAGATACTTTGATTCTAACATGTCCTAGTAATAATCCTACTACATTAGAACAAAGAATAGGGCGTATAGAAAGAATACACCCAGAAAAGAAATTCCCACTTATAGCAGATTTTTGGTTAGCAGGTGGAATAGCAGCTAGACAACAAGCAAAAAGAGAATTTTGGTATAGAAAACAAGGGTATGACTTTATTTAATTGGTATGAAATTCTTTCTTTGAGCAGAGGGGATTTGGCTGCAATAATTTACTTGGCACAAGCTCAAACTTTATACTATAATGAGAGAACAACTAAAACATTAATGACAACTGTTAAAACTAATCATTTTCCTCAGTTCTTACTTACAAGTAAAACATTTATACAACACCCGCATACTCTGCAATGTACTTATAAAACAAAAGAAGCACAAGCTTATTTCAGAAATCCTGAATTTCTATATAAAGGTGTGCCTATAAAAGATAAAGTAGTATATTTACGAGCTTTATCAATGAGACGACCTAGTGTAACTGATAATTTCATACCTAGGAAATACTATACAAAAGTTAAAAGTAACTTTTTCTTAAAAATAACGGAAGATAAGATTTATTTTCCATACGAATCCTCACTATGAGAGATACACCACTAGAACCAACGTTCACACAAAGGAGAAACATATGGTAGCTTGGGATCAGGCAAAAGGTAAGAAATCTAATAATAGCGATAGAAAAGAGATCGAACGTCTATCACTACAAATTGGAGATACTAAAGTACGACTTATTGGAGGTGTTATGCCTCGATATTGTTATTGGGTGACTACTACAGAAGGTAGAAAAATGCCAGTAGAATGTCTACAGTTTCAGAGAGATACTGAAACATTTGACAGTAAAGCTGACGATCCGTTTACGGAAATAGACGAAGATGTATACAACGAAAAGCCTGGCTTTGCGTATGTTTGTAACGTTCTTGACAGAAAAGACGGAAAGATTAAATTGCTAGACCTTCGTGCTACAATTTATTCTCAGATTGTAGACTTAGCTACAAATCCTGAGTACGGCTCTCCTTCTGATGATGATAACGGCTACGATATTACTATCAAAAAAGAGAAAACAGGCCCTCTTCCACAGAATGTGAAATACACTATTCTTCCTGCACGAGGTAACTCACCTCTGACCGCAGAAGAAAAAGAATTAGAACTTTTTGAAATGGATAAAATCTTTAAACGTCCAGATTATGAAAGCCAAAAAGAGTGGTTGCTACAAAATACCAACCTCTTTGCTGGTGACGTAACAGACGAGTTTAAGCCTGCTGAAGAAGTTGATGATTTAGCATGAAAAAAACACTAGCAGATTTCTCTGTTAGTGCTGGTGATGCATCGAAGCCTAAAAGCTTTGGTGCATTTACTGCTATTGATGGAAAAAACGCAAAGATAGACCTAGAAAAACTAAGAGGTAAAAACATATTTTTTGCTACTCCTTGTTATGGAGGTATGCTAACAGACCAGTATTTTTTGAGTATGTTTAGAGTATCTCAAACATTAATGAAGTATGGGATAAACTTTAGAATTACTACGTTACGTAATGAAAGTTTAATTACTAGAGCAAGAAATATACTTACAGCTATGTTTATGGATAGTGATTGCTCACACCTATTATTTATTGATGCAGATATAGAATTTCAACCAGAAGATGTTATAAGAGCATTAGCTTATGATAAAGAGATTTTAGCAGGAGCATATCCTAAGAAAGCTCTACCTATACAATATGCAATTAACTTTAAGTTCAAAAACAAAGATACAAAAGAAATTAGAGTTGAGAATGGTATTGCAGAGGTTTTAGATGCTTCTACAGGATTCTTTATGATAAAAAGAGAAGTTATCGAAAAGATGATGTTGGCTATGCCAGAACTTCATTATCGTAATGATTCTAATATTGATCCTAAGATGGAGAAGTATTGTTTTGCGTTATTTGATACTATACTAGATCCTAAAGATAATAGGTATTTATCAGAAGACTACACTTTCTGTAGACGACACCAACAACTAGGTGGAGAAATATGGATTGATTTAAACACTAAACTTAATCATGTAGGCTCTTATACTTTTGAGGGTGATGTTAGTAAGTTGGTTAATCAGGTGCAGTCCCCCACCTAACAAACTCTGTTTGAAGAATATAGTGGGCGTTAACGGGCACAAAGACGCCCACTAACAATAAGCAACTCCGTTGCAGTAAATACAAGCTAATAAAAACTAATCAACTTTGTTGTAGCGTTGTTCGATAGCTGTTTCACAACTTGTGCCGAGTGTGCGATAGGTTATTTAACTTAACTGACGTTAATATTAGCATACTTTTTAGCAATAGGCAATAGGAAAAAACTAAATGAAACCACTAATAATTCTAGGCTTTATCTTAGTAGCCACTATATGCGCTATTATATCTGCAACGATAGGGGCAGTTGAGAAATCTAATAAATGTACAGAACTAGGTGGAATAGAACTAAAAACAAGTTACTCTAGAATTTGTTTTAAAAAGGATATATTGATAGACTATGAAAATATTAAGTAGTGCTGATTGGCACGTAAATATGCACAAAAAGAAGATACCTTATGATTGGCAGGAAAATAGGTATTTATTGTTATTCAAAAAACTAAGAGACCTTGAGCAAACGTGTGATGTTCATGTAATTGCTGGTGATCTATTCGACACTAAACCACAGACTGATGATACCTCGTTATTGCTGAGCTATCTCAATACTGTTGAAATTCCTACAATAGTTGTGCCGGGAAATCACGAAGCTACTAAAAAAGGTAAAACTTTTTGGAGCGATTTTAAACGTGAAAACACTATAACAAACAAATTAGTACATATTCTAGTAGATAATGATAGAGTAGAAATTAATAATCAAGGGTTTCAGGCTTTTCCATATGGTAATGTTCAGACAGATAACTTACCAACATATGTAGAGAATGATATACTTGTAACTCATATTAGAGGGGAAGTACCTCCACATGTTACCGCTGAGTATGATTTTGATAGACTTCGTCCTTGGAAACTTGTGTTGTTAGGTGACTTACATTTTAATCATAAGTACAAAGACTACTCTATATACTATCCTGGGTCGCCTATTAATACTACTTTTGATAGGTCAGAAAATAATAAATATGGCGTAGACATTATACATTTTAATAGTATTGATGATTACAGTGTTAAGTTTGTAGATTTAAAACTTCCAAAGTTATTACGTAAAAAGATTAAGTCAGCCGAACAAATGATAGCTTCAGATTACGACCATGTTGTTTACGAGGTACATGGGTCAATGGATGAATTAGCAAAAGTAGATAAGACTGCATTGTTAGATAAAAAGGTAGTGGAAAAAGCTACGGTAGGTTCTACACTAGACCTTGCTAACAAGAATATATATGAAGAACTAGAACTATACTTACAACACGTTAAGGTTGCTAATACAGATTTTGTTGTTAATGTATTCAAAGAGTTAGATATAAAAACAATAAAAGAGGCAACATGAAAATAGAACTTCAAGAACTACAGTTTTCAAATATGTTTTCTTATGGTCAAGATAATATATTAAAACTGAACGATAATAAAATAAGCCAGCTTAGTGCTATTAATGGTAGTGGAAAAACGAGCCTAGCTTTAGTGCTACAAGAACTGCTTTACAGTAAAAACATTAAAAATATCAAAAAATCAGAGATAAAGAACCGCCGCAGTGCTGATAAAAACTGGGACGGCTCAGTTGTGTTTACTGTCGATAAAAAAGAGTATAAAGTCGAAGTTAAGCGTGTAGGAGTTACTTCTAAAGTCAAATTGTTAGAAGAAGGCGTTGATATTTCTGAACACAAAATCATAGATACATATAAGAAGATAGCAAGTATTTTAGGTTTAGATTTTAGTGTGTTTTCTCAGCTTACTTATCAGTCTAGCACTGACTTATTAGAATTTCTAAAGGCTACAGACGCTAATCGCAAGAAGTTTTTAATTAACCTATTTAGTTTAGAGAAATACTTAGAGATAGGTGAAGATGTTAAAAGCTATGCCACAGCAGTTGATGAAGAACTTAAATCGCTAAGAACTGAGTTGGCTACTGTAACAGGGTTTCTTGAGTCAGTAACAATTCCAGAAATACAAACAGAAAAAGCTTTACCAGAAATTGATACTAGCTTAGCAGTGCGTATAGCAGAGATTGATAGTGAGTTAAAAAACTATAATGATATATGTAAGCGTATAGACCGTAATAACATGTATATCAAAGAAAGTAATAATCTTCAGTTTAATTTAGCACTAACAGAACCTGAACCTTTTAAGTTTATGGAAGAATATCAAACTCTAAAATTTGATATAACATCTCTTAATAAAGAAATACACGCTAAAACAAGTAAGCTAAATAGCACAGATACTAAAGCTGTTTGTGATTCATGTGGGCAAGCTATTGATAATAGTCAACAGTTAAAGCTACTAGAAAAGCTAAAGATAGAGATTGAAAGTGACGAGGCTGCAAAGCAAGCAGCATTAATAAAAGCTAGTGCTTGGAGTAAAGAGCTAGAAGCAATACAAGCTGATCAAAAACATTATAAAGAGAATAAAAGTTCTATTGAGCGGTTTGAGCAGCTAGCACAGCTAATAGATATTTCTGTACCTAAAGACTACCCTGACGTTGGTAATCTTAATAAAGAAAAGTCAGAAATAAAAGCTGAATACGACAATCAACAAGCAAATCTAAAACAGGTAATAAACCATAATAATACAGTCAGTGCTAATAATTCTAAGGTCGAGACTCTAAAAGAGCAAAAAGATGATTTTAAAATTAGACAAACTGAGATAGAAGATGTTATAGTTAAGTCTGTGGAAAAACAAAGTGCTTTTAATATTCTCAAAAAAGCATTTAGTACTTCTGGCATCGTAGCGTTTAAGTTAGAAAACTTAACAAAAGAGCTAGAAACAACCATTAACAGTTACCTTGCTGACCTTAGTGACGGACAATTTCAAGTAGAGTTTTCATTAGATAAAGAGAAATTAAATATATCTATTATTGACGGTGGCATAAAATCACCAATTGAAAATGTATCAGCAGGCGAGTTTAGCCGTATTCAAACATCTATTTTATTAGCAATTAGAAAGCTACTTGCCACTCTTGGTGGTAGCTCTGTAAATCTTTTATTTTTAGACGAAATTACAGCTGTACTTGACGACGAAGGTAAAGAAAAATTAATGGAAGTGTTGCAGAAAGAGCAAGATTTAAATGTATTTTTAATCGCTCATGATTTCTCTCACCCACTGATTACTAAAATTAACATTCAAAAAGAAAACAATATAAGCACAATTAGTAACTGAGATTTCTAATTGTTGCTACTTATGCGCAAGGAGCAATAATGATTACATTAGGGAAAAACCCGATTAAATTCCACTTTAAAAAGGAATTTAAAGATAATTTAATAACAAAAGAAGTAGATTGGGGTTTTGGTGGTTTATCTGCCTTTACTTACTACAGAACATACTCACGAAAGAAACAAAACGGTAAGTTGGAATCGTGGGCAGACTGCGTTATTCGTGTTATAGAAGGTATGTTTTCTATTTTAAAAACACACGCTATTACCTCACAACATACTTGGAATGAAAAAAGAGCACACGCTTTAGCCCAAGAATGTGCAGAACGTCTATTTGAGTTTAAATGGACTCCTCCTGGCCGTGGTCTATGGATGATGGGTACTGACTTTGTATGGGATAAAGGCGGAGCAGCACTAAATAACTGTGGATTTGTTTCAACAGAAGATATTGACGCGGAAATGTCTAAACCTTTTGCATTTCTCATGGATATGAGTATGGTGGGTGTAGGTGTAGGCTTTGATACAAAAGGTGCTGGAAAAGTAGCAGCTTATATACCTCAAGGCGACCCAGAAGTAGTTACTGTTGAAGATTCCAGAGAAGGATGGGTAGAACTAATAGCGTGTGTTATTGATTCTTACTTAGAAGAAGGTTCTACTCCGGTAATACCAGATACTTCTTTAGTTAGAGATTATGGAGAGCCTATTATTGGCTTTGGTGGTACAGCTTCTGGCCCGGAACCATTAATTCAAGGTTTCTGGGGTATTGTAGATATTCTAGAAACTAGAGCTAAGTCATCAAACCCACTACTTACTAGTGTAGATATTACCGATATAATGAATATCATTGGTAAAATAGTTGTAGCAGGTAACGTAAGAAGAACCGCGGAAATTGCTTTCAGTGAGCCTGAAGATCAAGACTTTGCTGAAATGAAAGATTGGAAGAAATTCCCAGTCGAAACTGGCGGTAAAGCTCCATCAGAATTAGAAGCTTTAAATGTTAAAGATTACAAAGACTATAATAACTTTACTCGTCAAGCAGAAATTGCTAAAAAATACGCAGATCATAAATGGGCTTATAAATTTGGTGGTTGGAGATGGGCGTCTAACAACTCGATATTTGCAAAAGTAGGTATGAGCTATACTAAAGTGTCTGAGTCTATTGCTGTAAATGGTGAGCCAGGCCTAGCTTGGTTAGAGAATATGCAAAACTTTAGTCGTATGAAAGATGCTCCTGACTTTAAAGACCATAGAGTTAGAGGCGGTAATCCTTCACTTCGTAAAGGTACTAAGGTGTTTACTACTGATGGTATTTTTTCTATTGAAGAACTAGAAGGTAAAACGTTTACAGTAAGAAATCTTAATAACAAAACATCAAAAGCAAAATGTTTTATGTCTGGTAAAAATAAACCTTTGTATAAGATAACTCTTACTGGAGGTCATTGTTATTATGCAACACCAGAACACGAATGGCCTGTAAAACAAACTCCTTCTAGTAAAAAGTTTAATAAAGTTAAAACATCTGAATTATCAGCCAATACCTGGCTTCCTGTTATTAAAAATACAGAATTATATTTTTCAGAAAAAGGAGATTATAATGACGGTTTTACTATAGGTTGGAATTTAGGAGACGGTTGGATATCTAAGAGAAAAGATAATAATAAAATTCAGTACGGATTTGTAGTATCTGAAAAAGATAGAAAAGCAGGTATAGCTAGTAAGCTAGAAAATTGTTTGAAAGGTTATGGTTGGAAAGGGTCTTTAAAGAATAAAGAAGAAATTAATACTACTAGAGAAAGTATTCATGCTTTATTCAATAAGTTCCAAGTTACTCATAAGTCTAATGGGTTACCTGCTACAGTATGGAATGATACTTCAGAAGATTTTAGAAAAGGTTTAATTGATTCGTTATTTTCTTCAGACGGTGGTGTCTCTACTACTGATAAACGTATTGAATTTTACTCATCTCATAAAAAACTGGCTCAAGATGTTTCTGAATTATTAGGTTTTTACGGTATAAAAAATACTATTAATAAAAGAGTTAGAAGTCAAAGTATTTTTGGAAGAGAGAGAAAAAACTATACTTCATATACTGTTAGAATAGCAGGAA